GTCGTAAAAGTTAATATACGCCGTCCCTACCCCCCCTGTGGTCAGGTCGATATGGTCTCCCGTAGAAGAGCCAATGATAATTTCCGATCCAGTAACGGTCGCTCCCGATATCGCCCCACTGAACGTTCCTCCTACCGCCTTGAAGTTACCTTGAAGGTCGAATGAGGTTAGCGCATCGGCGAACGCCTGTGCTCCTGCCCACATCCCCTGGTTTCCCTGAATAGTTATCCCTGTCGGGCCTCCCCAGTTCATCGAAGTGCCACTTGAGATCGTTCCACCACCTTGGAAGCTGGTCGTGGTAGTGACGTCTGACGAAGAGGAAGGAGTCGAGGCGCTAGGTACGAGCGAATTGCCAGATGAGTAATTCATAGGTAATGATTAGAACCTTTCCTCTTCCTTAAGGTCGTCGTACATCATGGAAACGGCGTAGACGGAAGGCGTAGTGGTAGCGCATCCGACAGATACCCCTATCTCTAATTCATGGAAGCGGGGAATATCGGAAGTCGAGGGGCTCCACTTGGTCACGTTGGGGTTGTAGTCAATCGTGCTTCCAGGGTTCTGGGACACTCCGTAGGAGTGGGTAACGACCGGCGTCGTAAGGAACGGCGAAGTGCCGTCGGTACGGTTTATCCGGTAGTAGATGGAAACCGACTCACCAGGACGCAGGGCTGAGTGGTACACGTGCAGCTGCATGGCGTTCTTCTGCTGGGGGACGCGCCCGTCGTCAAATACCATGAAGTTGATCCGGGCACCGTTCACCGGGTTGTTACTGGCTGAAACCTTGTCCACGCCACAGGTATTTCCGTCCCGCCAGCCGATGTAGAGGTAGTTGCCGAAGCCGGCGCATGAGGTGACCTGCACGGTGCTACCGGTATTGCCGGTGGATATCGGGTAGTTGCATGTCAGGGCGTCCGGGTAGGCGTTCACCTTGGCTCCCCAGGCATAGACGCCACGGGTGAAGTTAGGGTCGGATGAGTTGGCGGCAAATCCGATATGGACCTCTCCTTTCCAAGTAGTTACAGCCCCAGGATACACCTGGCAGCTCCCGGAGATGGGAATGAAAGGAAGCTGGTGTACCTTGACGAACGGGTCGTTTCCCAGGTAGATCATGCCCTGTATCCCGTTGACCGACAGGAGCTGGTTGCGGTAGTTGGCCACGAAGTTGTTGGATCCCATGTCAACGGGGCTGTAGTAGTTGGGGGTGAGCGAAACACCGTCCCACATGTAGACATACCCCTTCTCGTTGTCGAATATCGAGGTGCTGCTGGTAGTCCCGAAGGCCACGTACTGCTCGATCTGGACCATCGAGATGACGTTGCGGGTTGAGTTGATGCTTACCGCCGAGGCCGTCCAGACGTAGGAGCCGGTGCTGTTGCCCCAGGAGCTTATCTGGTTGCCGTTGCCGACGTAGAATCCGTAATTAGCGACCAGGCAGGGGGCGAAGCCCAGGGCGTTGGTCGAGTTGAGCCCAGTCTGCCAATTATTGACGACGGCAGGACTTCCATCAAGTGGCCCGTACTGGGTGATCGTAGTGTCTCCCACACAGTAGAGGTAGTCATTGAATATGCACATGCCGTTCCCCACGCTGGACGGGACGGTAAACAGGTACATCCATACCCCCGCTAACTCCTGGTACACCCTCCCGGTAGAGCCGTACATAAAGGTGGCAGCCGAGTAAGGAGAAGCGTTACAGAACCACCTAGGCTCATCCTGGATGACCGCTCCTGAGCCATAGGTTCCAGACAGGACATTTACTGAGGCGGGAAGGGCCGAGAACTTGGAAGGCTCGTCGTGAACATTAACCCCTACCCCAAAACGCCAGGAGCTGTTGAGGCCGTTCTGGTTGTAGACGGAAGTGATCGTCTCCTTGTCCCCAATGGCGATGCCGCCGTTGAAGCGGGTCATGGAAAGTACCTGGATAGCCATATCAGCTGGGAGTTATTCCGTTGCTTGGGAACCAGGGCGGATAGTCCAGGAACGCCCCGTTATCGCCCCCCCTGCGGGAGATGATGTTGTCGTGACTCTTGGCCACCTCGTTGTCCCGGCACTTCTTCATCTCCTCGTCGTGCATCTCCTTGTAGTAGTCTGCCAGGTCCTTGTTGCGGCGCATGAGGTAGAAGTGCCACATGGCGTAGTAGACTGGCACCATCTGAGCCTCCTCGGCAATGCCGAACAGGTCGTAAATGCCGTACGGCTCGGTCGTGAAGGTCGGACCCTCATAGTAATTCTGCAGGCCTAGCTGAGTGGATGAGACGTACTGAGTGACCTTATAGTACTGACCGTCTCCATATGGGGGCTGTATGCAGAAATAACGGCCTATCAACAGAGGGGTAAAGGTTGAGGCAGAATCGTTCAGTAGATTGCTGGCGTTGGAAAGGGAACCGGTCATGCCAAGAGTTGCTGGTTGCAGAACGTCGGAAGGTACCGCCTCATAGACGAAGGTAATCGGATCGCCGGAGGCTGAAGGAGTAGGCCAGAACCCCACCTCGTCACCCCCGATGCCGGCATTCAGGCGGATGTAGTGGCGGGTAGGCCGGGTGTTGGAGAGGGTGGTGATGCGGTTCAGCTCGTCCCACTCGGTCTGTGAGAGGACCTCAACAGTAGGATAGGAATACGCCCCTACCAGAGTCTTGAAGCTCTTACCGAAGGCGTAGTCGATCGGGAGCTGGTAGTACTGCTGCCCGGCTACCGTGGTAGTCGTCTTGGTGCGTTCCTCGAACTGCCGCCCGAAGTAGCGCATGGCCCGCCGGTAGGCGGTGTTGCCCATCCGAATCAGGAACGCCTGGTTCCCCGCCGACATGTCGTCGGCAAGGTCATAGCAGGACTGGAGGAAGTCGTCGTAGGTTACCATTAGATGAGTTCAGCGGATAACTGTGTATGAAAACCAGAGTCAATAGTTAGAGTCCCTGAAGTGTTTTGGGAAACTTGAGCATAATAAGTATGAGCACCTGCTGTTGGGGAAAGGATATGTATAACTGGTCCTCCTAAATCTGGACGAGTTGATGTAGCATTATTCGTCTGATTCCTTTGCAGATCAACACCAGACTCAGAAATAGCAATGATAAGAGCACCTGGAACGCCAGTTGTACTGATATGTTCGACGTATAATATCAATCTTACCCTTCTTCCAGCGGGTACATTTACAGTAATAGTCATTCCAGTTATAGGAGTTTCTGTAGTGTTGGTGGTTATGAAACCTGCCGTAATATCTACAAAACCAAGTAAGCTACTAGCCGGGTTAAGTAACTGGAACTGAGTCCCATCATACATCACTTGGACTGTCGTAAGAGTTTGGATAAAGCCAGCGGGAAGTACAATCCCTTGATACTTAATAGCCTTTGCACCTAGACCGTTGACGTTCAGAGTGGAAGCTCCAGTATTCGTATTAGCAGCGATAAAAAAGAAAACCTGTCCCTTGGCATACGCTCCGATAGAGACGGTGGGAGTAATGACATACGTATTAGCAGAACCAGTGTCCGTGTAAAGCGTGATTACGTTCTGCTGAAGCTGCGTGATGGCCGAGTTTATCGGGCTTGCGGCGTTCTTGACTTTGTAGTCAATCGTAGTTGTCACCGAGCTGTTATCTATACCAATCTTAGTCTCAAGAGCAGCTAAAGAATCATTCTGTAAGGTTTGACCGGCAGCTAAGGACGGGCTATTAACTGCGTTCGTCGAGGACGGGTTGGTATAAGAGTCAAGGGAAGTAGGAAAGGTTGAGGTACTCATGGGGTAACGATTGTCCAGGAGGTATGAGACGGAGCAGTATTAGGAGTCCAGGGTGATAGGGACGGGCTGATTGCCGAAGCGAGTATGCCGTCATAGGTAAGCCCTGCCTGGTCGTAAGTCACGCCGGACTGGTCGTACTGGCGCTCATTGGCGTCGATATTCGCATTGATAGACCAGGGAGTAAGGCTCATATCACAAGAATACGTCTAGCCGTGAGAAAGCGCAACACCCTCTCTATCAGCCAGGCGTATCTCACGTACCTTCAGGACCTTCTCCTTCTCGCCCAGGGCGGCCAGGCGGCGCTCGTAGGCGTCGGCAAGCTCCAATGCCTTCTTTTGCGCCTCGGATGCCTCCTGGCGGCTCAGGGCGATAGACTCGGACTCCTTTCGGCTGGACTGTTCCAGTTTGGCCAGGGCGGCCTTGCGCTCGGCCATGAGCAGCTCGGACTTGGCGAGAGCCTCCTCGCGCTTTCCGACATCTTTAAGGCGGCCAGAAAGGGCCGATTCCTTGGCCTCAAACTCCTCCAACTGTTCCATGAGGCGTTTTTCATTGGCTACCAGTGCCGAGTTTTGCAAGGAAAACGCTTCTTTTGATACTAAAAGGTCCTTTTCGGCTTGCTCTACTTCTTGCCGCTGGTTAAATATTGTTTCTGAAGCTTGCTCTATCAGAGCCTCCGAAAAAGCTTTTTCTTCCTTAAACTCAGCTTCTAGTTTTTTTATCTTCTCCACTGCGGATGCGATAAGATACTTCCGGTTTTCCTGTGCTTCCAAATCCAGACGCTGCCGTTCCGATTCCGAGGACTCCAGGATTTCCTTCGCCTCCTTCACCTTCAATTCCAGTTCTAGGAGGTAAGCTTCCGTCTTCTGGACTTTCTCCTTGAACAGTTTCGACTTCGCTTCCCAACTTATCGCCTCCCCCTGTGCCTCCAATACTCTTGCTTCCGCCTCCCGAGCTTTGCTCAAGTGAATCTCCAGTTCCTTGCTCAATTCTGTCAGTTCCATCTGCTTTGCTTAGGATTATTCTCTCCATGAGGGTCTTTCTCAGGGACTCGTCGTGCAGCATCCGCCCGTCTCTCTTGAGGATATGGTCGGTGAGGTGCTTGGCGAAGTGATCGGCGAGGTACCGGGGCACCACGGCCGTCTCGCCGGGAGGAAGCCTGAACGGCTCGCCCTCCCACCGAACCTCGAAGTAGTCGGCGTAGGAGTAGCCGTACGTCAGGTCGGTGCCAAGGTCACCGACGCAGACGTTGCAGACCGTCCAGAGCTCGTCTTCCGGGGCGCTCACGCCATAGCCTTAAGGATCTTGCTCTTGATGATCGCGGCAGAGTCGGAAGCTGTGTACTCTACGTCGTTAATGTCGGCTTCCTCACGCATGGCCTTCAGTTCAGGGTTATCAGTCGGAGGTATAACATCTTTAGGCTTCTGGGGAACTGGAGGGGTCCATTGCTCCACCTCGTCTTTAGTAATTAGAACATCTTCTTTGTTGATCTGGGGTTCGGCTACCTCATCGAAATTTCCACCGAACTCTTTGGCAAGAATCTGCTCAAAGGAATCATTGGAAGCCCCTCGGTATTCCTCTACACCGACGATAATTCGGTTGCGGTATGCCTTTTTCTTAGCCTCATTGTTGAGGATGTTGTTGTCGTAGGCTACTAGGCCCGACTCAAGAGAGCGGCGAGTGGCCTGGTACTCCTTATTGAGCATGTACTGCACCATATGATCCACCGCATGTTCTGCGAGGAAGCGTGGATATACCTTTTCCTCGCCAGGTCGAATGACGTAGTACTCATTCCCCCAGGAGAAAAAGAATCCCTTAGCAAAGTCCCACTCAAACTCTTGTTCACTAGCCGTTTCACGCACGGATACTCCCCCGTTCAAGTCCTTAACACCTTCCTTGCGGTAAACAGTGCGCCAAAATGTGGCAACGTCTTTTCCGTTCGTCTCAATGATGTTCTTGATCTTTACCCGGTCTTCCGGGCTGTGTTCGCGCTCAGCAGGCATATAGTCGCCTTAATGATAGATGATACTATAAAGTCTACTCCCTAACTGCGCCTAAACGCAAGAAAGAAGGCCTTGTAAGGGGCCTTCTTGTTCTTTCGGCTACTTGGGGCCGCGTCCAGCATCGCCAGATGCCGTAATATCGCAGGTGGTGGAGGCCACTACCTTAAATCCCGTCTCCAAGTCCCAGTACTCGTACATGCTTCCCACGGTAGGGTTGGTGATGACAGCGACCACTGGGGTCGTGTTGCTTCCCGTGGCGTTGTACACGGTGATCGTGCCGGTAAGGGCGGCGTTCACCTGGATGAGGGCCTTGCGGACGTATCCAGTGAATACCTGAGTTACTGTTGTGTCTACGATATGTGCATACATACTAGGTTGTTGCGAACGGCGTGGCGACGGTTCCGCTTCCCAGTGTTACTCCGTCGACTATCCATTGGGAAGTAGTAGTACATATCAGGTTGATCCATGATCCGATTAATCCTCCCGTAGTCGTTCCATTCTGAGTGAGGGAGATGTGAGTAGTTCCGTTTCCTATGAAAGTCGTGTTGGTACCCGCCGCAACTGCATTAGCAATCTGGCCGATCAAAAGGGTAGTACCGGTGTCAGTGATGATCTTATGGTTGTTGCTGGTAACCGAAACCGTTACTAGGAATGTGAACTGGTTACCAGGAACCGGGGCAGGAAGTGTATAGATTATGCCTGCGGCCCGGTCGAATAAGCATATCGCGCCACTCTGTCCCGTGGTAAGCGTTGCCGTTGCTCCCTGACCGGAAATTATCTGGGAAGAGAACCCCTTTACGAATCCACTAGTCCCCGATAGGTCAAGGTTAGCGGATCCCCCAAGGATGATGTTCTTCTTTGTCTGCAGGCCGACCTGCTGGACTACCGGGATGTACTGCTCGATGTATTCAGCCATAGCTGTTAGGTTAGGCTGATTAGGCGATGTCCAGGAAGACCGGCTCGTACTGGGTGTCGACACCTACCTTGACGCGCATCTCACCGACGCGGGGAGTAAGCAGAGCGGTACCGTAGGTCGCGGACATGGCGGCTACGGCGCCGGATACTGAGCTGGAAAGCGTTACCCAGCTGCCAAGCGCGATCGCTCCGTCATTCAGGGTAGATGCGACACCGTGGATCTGGCCGAAGTAGTAGTTGGCGGCAGTGACAGGCGTCATGGTAACGCCGGAGGGACGGATAGTCTGAACGGTACCCTCGACGGTTCCGTTAGAGACGTTATGCACGAGGGAGGCCTTGCTCGAGGTGGTAAGCGCAACCTGTATCGGGTCGAACAGGGGAACGGTGATCGTCAGGGATCCGGCGTTGGCAGGGTTCGAGCTGATCTTGTACGAGTGGCCCTGACCAGGAGTAAGACCAACGACCAGGAGGCCCTCGGCGTACTCGTTAGCTAAAGCTGCGGTAGCGCCGAGCGTCAGCGAGACGGAGGTAGCTCCGATGGCAGCAGCAGCTTGGACAGCGACATTCATGTGGTTGGTCTTCTGCACCGGGGCGGTGTTGCACTTTCCGGCAGAAAGGTTGGCAGCACCGGCGAGCGAGTAGCGGAAGGAGCGATCGTCAGAGAGCTTGAACTCCGTCCCGAGGTCGTGTTGCTGCACGGTGCTCGTGTTGAACGGGTCGAAGTCGATGATTATGGGGTTGGATGCGGCGAGTTTCATAAGGGCGAGTATTAGTACGTTGGCTAATGTAGTTAAGGCTAGATTCCCGTAATTGCCGTATACACGCCGTTACGGTTAGAACGCTTGCAGAGAAGGTTACCGGCCATCAACACGTCAGCAACAACACCGAACTGGTTCATAGGAGCTCGGAAGGTGCTCCAGCCGAATCCGTCAATGCTCTTGAGAGGTGCCTCGGAGTAAACGCCTTCGATGGTTGAGTGAGTGAAGGGAACGCCCTGGTAGTTAAGAGCAGCCCAACCCTTGGCTCCGCGCCACTCGAGCGTGTCCTCGTTAATCATGTACAAGTTACCGGAGGGAGCCTTGTAGTCACGGACAATCGGTACTCCGCGGTAGGAAATGGCGGTGAATCCAGAGCGTCCAACTAATCCATCGCGACTCATGCCGCCGGCGGAATCAGGACGGGAAGCTAGGTTGTAGCGGCCGGTCTCGGAGTAGGTCTCACGGACGGTCGGTGTCATCAGCTGCTCGTAGTAGTCGAATACGGTCGGATTAGCAGGTGCCAGAGAAGGAGTAGACAGGGCAGATCCGCTTGATACGGCGCTGTATAAGGTGGCCATCTGAGAAAGCGAGATGGTACCACCGGAGCTCAGGTATTGTCCCTTCAGGATTGGATAGGTTGAGCGGGAAAGACCTCCGACAGTGGCCACGTTGGTTCCGTCGTCAACGTAAGCCCCAATACCGTAGAAGTCTTTATTGGAGTTACCAGTGCCGTAGGCGTACATTATGCCGGCAATGAAGTCGATAAGCTCAGTTTGGGTTTCCTCGAGGGCTTCCTCGATCATGTCGATGATCTGGTCCTCAGGGGCGTCGTTTGCGAGGACTTCCAGGCCGCTGACGGCGACCGGCTGGCGGGCGCCGCGCAGGTCGAAGATCATGCGCTGTTTGGTGGAAAGTTCCTGAGCAACAAAAGAGTCGAGACCGGAGAAGGACTGGGCCTGGTTGCTGTTGGTAAGCTTGATAGGCACGACCATCTGGCGGCCCTTCCAGGTCTTGCCGTTGGTAAGCAGGCGAAGGCTCAGCGCGGTGGAGGAGATTACTTGGTCAAATACTGCTGGCAGGAATGATTCCTGCGTCATCGCGTTTACCCGGGTGTCGGTGAACGTAGCCATGAATGGTCACTTACTAATTAGGTTCTTGGATACTAAAAGAGCCGTCCCGAGAAGGGATACGGCTCTTTGGCCTTGATGCCTTTAAGTATGCAACGTTACAGCAAATGCTGTCAAGCGGTTATATTTTCCCGTTAGTGAGTTCCCATCGGCGACGAGCCTCGTCCAGATCTCCGCCTACCCCTCTCATACTAATCTTTCCGGGAGCTGCAGGGGTAGCGACCCGATTCGCGCTAGAGCCGACGTATGCATCACGGTTGGGGTTAGTACCTTGTCCGACAGGCACGAATTCATTACGAACATCATCATATTCTAAACCTCGATCCCAAGCGGTCTTAAACTTTCTAGCCTCAACGTCAACATGTTGTCCACCAGAGCGCACGAGAGAAGCCAGAACCTGTTTGCGTTGACGGACTCCTGGATCATTAGGGTCGTTTCGATCTTTCACTTCGGCTACAATCCCGTCTTTTTGAAGGGCCTCAAAAGCCTCATCGATCTTCTTTTTCTGTTCGGCTACTGCCTCATCCTGACGTTTCTTCTCAGCGTCTTTCTTTTCCTCGGCTTCCTTTAGGACCTTAACGGCAGCGGCTTCGGCTTTGGCCGTCTCGCGTTCGTCAAGTGCCTTCCAGGTTCCAGGCTTGTATTGTAGGTCTGGGTCAATTGTAGCTACTGGAGCTGGTATCTTTGCTTCAAGTTCGGCGTTCTTGGCCTCAAGCTGCGCCATCTTCGCTTCCATTTCTTCTGCAGTCATAGCATTCTCTTTATGGCTAATTGGATCTTGTCATGTTCAGATGGGGTTGTGGTGCCATACATCTCGGTCAGTACCTGGTCCTTAATGTACTCGTCCACGGAACTTACTATGGGTCCGAAGTCAGGAGGACTTTCCACTGTCTTTACATCAATAGGTGGCGACTTCGAACCCCCGAATAGAGCGGTAAGCCCCGCCCCTTCGTCGCCTTCGCGCTTAGGGCCGGAAGTATCGTCAGGTAGGGCAGTACCGTAGGTCTCGCGCACGCCAACGGGCTCAGGTTCCGGTGCGAATACCGCGAGTAGCTCGTCGTCTGGTTGTGGCTTCTGGGGCGTACCGCCCCGCTTTTTTGCCATATAGATTCGTTATTGTTGAGGAGGTGGTGCGAGAGCCGCAGGCGGTGGTGGGCCGGCAGGAGCTGGAGCCGTAGGAGGCTGGGGAGCTTGTGGAGGTCCAGCGGCTGCTGGTGCGGCCGGTGCTGGTGCGGCAGGAGCTGTAGTAGTAGCTTCGTTCTGCTTGTTGGCGGGTTCGGCGGCATTAACTCCAATGTCTTGCAGATACTTTGTCGGACCCTGAGCCTCAGCGGCCAGGAAGTCCATGAGGCGCTGGGTACGCTCCTTAGGATTGGGAAACTCCAGGTCCTCGTACAGGCTCATCGGGTCGATTCCCTTGCTGTTCACAAGGTTCATGGCCATATTGCGCTGGGTCATTTTGTCCACAGCGTTAGCCTTGACCACAATCTGGATATTGTCGGGGATGAGCTTGTTGTTAATTGAGGCAGAAATGAGCGATCTATCAGGTCCTGGAGCACTTGCGCGGTTATCATCATCGAAGTAGATCTTAGCCAGCTGCACAAGCCAGTTAGCGGCCTCCTCTACGCAGCGCTGCACCATGGTCTGGGCTATGTCATCAGACGCTGAGAGGTCTCCCTCACGGCTAATCTGCTTTGATACGCCTGATTCAGGCTCTACAGCCTCACCACGTACAGCAGCTGAGGTGGAGAAATGGGCATCAATAGCCTGTATAGACTGCTGGAGGTCCTGGTAGAGGGCAGCGCTTGCGGGTGAGCCTTGGATCTCCTTGACGACTCCATCTATGGACTGGCCTTCCTTCAACTCGACCATAGGGATCTCCGACGGGTCGCGGGAGATCTTAGAGGCCTTAGCCTCGGTCATGGCGGTCGTCGCCATAACCAGTTTGGGAACCGCCCATTCGTTGGTCTGGCTTATCTGGTCTCCACGCAGGTTGACGATGTCCTGGAGGCTTAGGGACTGCTCAAACACGGTAGTATCGTCAATCGGGCCGTCGCCAAGGTTCTCGCCACTGAATATGCTGTAAGGCATGCGAGGCCAGGGGAAATGATTGAAGCGCTTGGGCTTGTGGCGGGGAACATCCAAGCCAAGGCTTGGCAGAACCGCGGCAGCAAGAGCTGGGTCGAGCTTTTCTTCGGGGACCAAGCCAAACTCAATGTCGCTTCCCTCGCGCTCGTCCCAAAAAGGATGAGGAGACTTGGAAAGTAGGATATCCTTGTAGGAGTTGACGAGTATGAGCTTAGGGCTTCCGTCGTTGCCAGACACGCGGGCTGTAACCTGCAGAAACCGGATCTTTGAAGACGCTGGTTTTCCTCCGGCTGCAGCTTCTTTAGAAAGATCGGCCATCAACTCTTCTTTCTTGTCCGGGAACATATTGAACACGACAGAGGTATACTCTTCCATCCACTCCCCGATGAACTCCATATTGTCGGCAGTATAGCCATCCTCGGGGATGCGAGCGGTGGAGTCCAGCACCACGTCCTCAGGACGTAGACGCTCAATCACGGCGTCCTTACGGGCTTTATCGTAGCGATACTTCCAGATGCCGCGGAACTTGAGGTGGTTATCGCGCACAGCGGACTGGGCAAGGCGGCGGGTCACATCGGAGTCAATACGGATCTTCAGCCATTCCTCGATCTTTTTGGTGTCCTCTTTGACGCTGGGGTCCTCATCCTGCTGGGGACTCATTACCACCACGTCCGGCATGCGACTGGTTGCATTCTGGACGCGAGTGGCCAGGTCACGGTGCAGGATATTGTTCTTGTATAGGGTATCAGGCATGCCGCGCTTGCGTTTGGTCTCCTGGACGCCCTTCCAGTACTCGACGTTCATCTTAGCCCGCTGGTCAATCTTGTGGGCCGTGAGCCAAGCTTTGTACTCGTCGGTCTTGCGCTTTATGAGCTCCAGGAGCTCAGAATCGGACAGGGAGATAGAGAGCTCCGGAACAGTAGTTACGGGCCTAGATTCCTCTTTAGTGAGCTCGTGGATTTCCATATCAGTTGAAATAGTAAGTTGCCGTGCAACGGACGTGTACGCCGTGACTTATACGGATGTTTCCCCCACATCGGGCGTGGTGAGCAATGTCGAGCTCCCCTATCTCCTCATCATTCGGAGCGCCGGGAATGATCTCGGTGGCGTCGCCAGTGATCTCGCAGACGCACTTTCCGCAGCGCACACAGTAGAAGGGTCTAAGGCGACGCTCGGCCCAGGGTTTGTAGGACAGTCGAACCGTAATCGGCTCATGTTCGTCATTAGTTACCATGGTGCCAGTATGATGCTAATTACCGTAGTTTGGCAAGCTCTCTCTAAGCTCATCCAGGGCGTCACGCGGAACGACCAGGCCATCTCGGGACAGTCCAAAGGTCTCTGTGGGCTTAAATAAGGAGGATACATTGGTCTGGATGACGCGGCCGGAAGGAGCATCCGATATCTCTGTCATGAGCGCAAGACTCGCCGCGTCAAAGAGATGGTCCTCCCCGTCTGTGTTAGTTACGAGAATACCGTTTGCATAGTAGAGGTGGGCCTGCTCAACCCGTAGGCGGTAGACTGGCTGTCTTTCTGAGGATCCAACCGCAACGATACGAACAGGTGCGGCCACTGCGTTTGTTTTTGTAGACGAAGTCATTCCCGCAGATTGGACATTTTCTGACATGATCGGCATTCCGAGCGGCATGCGAGCATGCTTCTGAACAGAACCGCTTGGTCTGGTGCTGCGTTTTAATATGCTGTCCACAATGACCGCACGATAGTTGCCGGACAGGGCTTCTCTCACGAGCTTTAGCCAGATTCTCACGGAGGGTTCGCTTCCCTTCTGGACTCTTGCGCCATTTGTCCAGGTGGTCTGGGAGCTCCCCTGAGCGGACTCGCTCGCGGTAGTGTAGTAGCGCATGCTTCCCCTTCTCAACAAGCTCAAGGTTATCAGGGTCATTGTTGCCCGTATCGTGGTCCCTGTGATGAACGTGCATGCCTTCCGGTATAAGGCCATTGTTGTCGATGTAGACTTGGCGATGAAGCGAAGTATACCCCTTTGCAAGGTAGCTTCCGTTCGGTTCGAAGTACCGCCGTCCATGATAGCGTCGGTAGGTAATACCTCTGTATTCAACTGAGGTAAGCTTGTCAGATATGTTGTATTCCATGTCTCTAGTATATCATCACATAGGCATGATCGCAACTCAGTAAGACCATTTCCCTTAACGAATACCTTATGGTTCGGTGTGCCCTGCAACTCGCTTCCGTTGCTCAACTTGACGGTCCAGGTAGGCGACTCCTTTGGCTCACCGCACACTATGACCTTCCGAGGACCGACAGGCGTGAGTATCATATCGCCGGTCTTGACCAACTCGACTGGAATATCGCCGGATTGGGTAGATATCATGGTTCCCGTTACGAAGCAGTCGATGTCCTCGATGTCGTTCTCGTCGTATACCAGGTTAGGTAGAGTCCGTATCATGTCGGTGCAGCGTGAGAGCATCCGGAAGCGTGGAGGACCTTCAGGCTCATTATCGTCGGCGTTCAGACACCACTGCATGATGGCTACGCGCTGGTGACGGGCACCCTTACTTAGCGTCTTTCCGCGGATAAAATTAAGTCCAGGCATATATTCCTTGAACACCTTCTCGATGCTCTTATGGCCTTGAGCCTCGCTGTAGCAGTCGTGCGGCAGCACCATCCAGTCGATGTTGTCAATCTCGTTGAGTTCGGCCAGGCGAGCCGCCCATTCGGCGGGGTCATTCTTGGTCAGGTAGAGCTCCCGGTACTGGTAGTAGTGTTTGACTCCCCAGCGGTTCTTTGGCGTTACAGCGATGAACACAGCAGCTCCCGGGGCGTTATAGCCCCAGTCAAAGCCAACGATCTTCTTGCAGTCAGATAGCTTTACGCCGTCAGGCAAGCGGTTCAGGACGTGCGTGTCGGGCCGGAACTTGGCAAATACCTGGCCCACGAAGATGGACCAGTCGCCGTAGCGCCAGGCCCTCCACAGGTTCTCGTCGGTCTCCTTGATGCTGTCGAGGTAGCGGACGTATCCCGGGTCGTTCTCCGTCAGCGTCGGGTTGTCATCGATGGTCGAGGGTATGAAGATGAAGCTGCGGCCGGTGGCGTCCTTGAACCTCGTCCCGGGAACAGCCGGGTCGATGAAGCGCTCCTTTACCCATTGGTGGCCGATGTTGCCGGGATTGGCCGTGTTAAGAACCTGAGGCCTAATGCCGGGAACCGTTGAGCGGCAGGATCCAATGAGCTGGACATAGCGCTTCTTGTCCGGTATCTGCGTCAGCTCCTCGATGAGCATTCGCTGGAACTCCTGGCCCTGGTACTTAGTATAAGCGTCAGCGTCCTTGAGGTGGCCGGTAATGATCTTTGCGCCGCTCGGCCAAGTGATTACTGTCGGCTGATACGCAAAAACCGCCCCCATCGGGACGTACCAATACCGGGCCTTGTCTACCCAGTCGGCAAGGTCTCCGGCGTTCTTTCGTATTACCAGAGCCCTATACAGGGGATTGTCCACGTGGTCGGTAATCCAGGCCCGGCCGCCGTCGGACTTGCCGCCGCCCCGGGCTCCGCCGTACAATATCTCATCCTCATTGCGCCGTAGTAACTCTGTCTGGGGTCCGGGATGCGGTATCCAGACGCGGTCGTACTTCGCCAGGATATCAGGAGTCGCCGTGATCTTGATCATCAGGAAGCTTTTCTGGCTTTAGAAAAATGGAAGTGAAGGGATGGTCGTTATCCTCGCCGTGCAGCACGGGCTGGGTCGCCTTGCCCTCAGTGCGGTCCATGAGCTCGGAGAATACCGCCTTCTTATCCTGGACGGTCTTGGCCTGCCAGTATGAGTTGGCGAAATCGGTAGCTATAGCCGCTCCTAGAGTTCTTGCCTGCTCATATTCCTTGCGGGTATTTGCACTTTTAAGCGCTATCTCCAGGAGCGTGGAAAGCTTGGCCGTCTTGTCGTTTCCAAGAGCGGCCTGCTGTCCCTTCTTGAAGCTGGTTGAGGTAGCGTGCTTAGGCATTACGCCATTTTTTGAATGAAGTTGAAGATCGTAGTATACTTGCGCGTCAAATTATCACCTCGTCAAAGCCCTCATTATCATCGTTTACCAAAGTGTTCTTCTGGGTTGTCGTATCCATACCGGATAATTTAGGCTACTGTAAATACTTTTTGAAGTTCGGGAGCACTCTCCCCCACTCCCTCGGCCGCTGCATACTGCTCTCTCCCCTTCCCTAACTTTCCTGCAAGTTTCGGGTGGCTCTTGGCCAAGTCTGCCGGCGTAAAGAAGTTGTGGGCGTTGGAGGCGTGGCGTTTCACAAACTCCTCGTTTGGTACAAAGTGCTTTTCAGACTTGGAATATGCCCAAGGGTTTAGCGCATCACCCTCGTACTTCACAGCGTCCATTCTCACTCGCTCCCGGGACATAATCCCGTCTGTGCGCACTCCGCCGCTCTCACTAAATCCGGCACAGGAATGACAAGTTTCCTTTCCCAAATAAATCTTAACTCGTGATGTGGTGGCTCCGCAGTTGGCGCATGTCATAGCTCCATAATTTGCTAATTAGCAAAAATAGTCAACACCCCACACGTCTTATAAAAATGCACCTGCTCCCCCACTTAGCCAAGGGCCTAGTTTATTGCGTAGAGGGGTCAAAATCGTGAGTTTCGTTACAACTTGGACAATGTAACCTTTACGATATTTCAAGCCCTTTATAAGCCATTCTAAGCAATAATATCTTCCGGGAGATTTTGCTGTAAGTCGCTATATGCTTCTTCATGCCCCATCAACTTCTCATATTCTTCCCATGGCTCTGGATGCTCGGAGTTGAACCGTTCCCACTCCAAAAGTCCCCACTTCTTACCTTTTGGGTCATGCAGCAGGTACGCTAAACGGTTTGAGGCAAAATACGCTTTCTTCTTCAAAACTCCCGTATCATCTGTTTTCCGCAACGTGTCCATGATCTTACGCCGTGTTTCATCCGACATACCTTGAGGTTTATCCTCAAATACTCCTGCAGCTAACTGCATAATTGACGATGAGCGAGCCGCTATATGGGGTCCGTACTCTGGATTCTTTGTCATTTCACTAATCTTAGCAATGGAAGATCCATTCACTAAATTACCTTGGAGCCGAATAGGTAATTTATCAGTCATTGCTTTTTCTACAACTGCCATAGACTCATCAGGAAAAGATAGTTCTGTTCCGTCAAATAAGGTTACGTACTTGGTCATGATGCCTCCAAAATCTTAGAATTAGAAATATGTTTCTGGTCAACTTTAACCTGAATAAATGCTTCAACCTCTTCAATCTTCTCCTTCAAACCAACGTAGTTTATAAGCTTATTCTGTAAATTTCTCGGCTGGTATACATCGGCACGAATCATTCTAACTGCTTTAAGTAATGTATTTAGATCTGTAAAATCTTTTTTAAGTGACGTATACGCCTTTAAGTTTTCCTCAACATGATTTCGTAGTGTTGTCCCTACCAAATCTTTCCAAAGATTCTTCATTTCTTGAATATTTTCCACCCCGTCCACCGTAGGGGGTAAGGGGGTATTAGTATCCTCTACTAACCTATCCTTACCTAACCTATCCTGCGGAACCAGAATGGAACCGTTTTGGAACCGTTTTGGAACCATTTTGGAACCATTATCACGTGCTCCTAGAACGTATAATTTTGCTATCTGACGAAGTCGTGGAGAATATTCTGAAGATTGGTAACGATCAGCTTTTACATTATTATGTTCGCGCCAATGTAATAAAACGATCACTCCATCGTTCCATTGGTATAAAAATTGTTTGGCAATAAGTATCTTCAAATCATCAGCAGAAGCCCCTGTCATTCGTATAACATGATAAGGAGTAATAAATCCATCATCATCAGCACGAACTAATAAATCATAATAGAGAAGTCTTGCCGTAGGAGGCATATCCAAAAAGGAATCCTTCTCCGTTATCTTTGTATTTACCATTCTTCGCATAAAAAACGCCTTTCTTCCCTTGTGGGGACTTAGATATTGAATAATCCTGTTAGGATTAAAGTAATTATGTATGGTAATTCACTTGACGTCAAGTGTCTACTCTGGTAATATGGTATGGAAACGTCCTTCCTTAGATGTTGATCCTGTTCCAAATTACCGCTGCGAGCGAAAGCCGAGCGGTTTTTTGGTTCCCTATTGACACCCCTTCGCTTAAAGGAATACGCTGAGTACATACTTCCAACCAAGGTCTTGAAGTTCTTGCTTTGAATGCCTATCCCTTAGATGGCCATCGTAGTTCTTTCATCTACGAAATTAGCACAAAATAGACCCTCCAGAACGCGGGGGTCTATTTGGTATACCTATATTTTTATCCTCTTAGCTTTTTTTGGTAAATCGCCACTCCTTACCAAGTCACGAATCATCTGCCTGGCAAAATTAATATCGGATGGACTTCCTCCAAAATGATAAATAATACGGCCACTGCTATTCACAACTTTACAATGATCTCCGGATACTATTTCCAGACCAAAAGGGGTAAAACTTTTCCTGAGCG